TATAATGAACATAATCACCCATTTCTGATCGGGTTAATCCTCGGATATCGCCCATCTCAAACACCAAATCCAAGAACTTCTGCTCCAACCTGACCATGTCCCGGCATGCCTGATAGATTTCTTTCTTGAAATCATCTGTCCAAATATCCAGATTCTCCTGAATAAACTCCCGGAACAAGCGGGTCATGGCTTCTACATGCAGAGACTCATCTTTGATACTGTAACTAACTATCTGGCCCATACCCTTCATACGCCCAAAGCGGGGGAAGTTTAGCAGGATAACAAAGCTGCTGAACAACTGTAGCCCCTCGGTGAAGGCACTGTACACGGCAAGGTTCTTGGCAATTGAACCTTTGTCCTTCACTGATATGCGTAGGCTGTTGACATACTCATGCTTGTCGGACATCTCCTCGTACTCAGCAAAGGCTTTGTATTCTATCTCGGGCATACCTACCGTATCCAACAACAGGCTGTAGGCGTGTTGATGAATAGACTCCATGTTGGCGAATGCGCCCATCATCATCCGGGCTTCCGGCTTCTTGAAGATGCGCATGTAGCGGTCAATGTAACCACTACCTACATCCACATCTGACTGCGTGAACAGTCTGAATATCTGTGTAAGGAGGTTCTTTTCTTCCTGCGTCATGTCCTGCCAATCCTTAACATCATTGTGCAGGGGTACATCCTCTGGGAACCAGTGCATCTGGTTCTGCTGGAAGTAGTAGTCAAACATCCACGGGTAGTCAAAAGGTTTGTAGTAATCTCTAGTGCTAAGTAAACTCATTCGTTATCTCCTTCTTGCATAATTATCATTGTTTTTCTGTTCCACTGCCTTATTAGATTTATTATTTTTCCCATCTTGCTTCCTTTTGTTTTGAAATATCCTATCCCAGTTTCTATTGAACTGAGTAGTGGTAACGGCTAAAGGCCTACGTCTACTACCTTTGCTCATTGTCTTGTTCACCGTAGTACAAATAACCAAACTCTTCCCAATATTCTTTGTGACACTTACGTTCATGATAGCAGTTGAAGCATGTGCCAGTAAGATCATCAAACTCTGGTGTCTCACAGATGTCTAACTTTTCTAATGTTCCCCAAGAATTGGGAGTGCATTTGCATTCCATAACTATTTACCTTGGCCCCGGTATTTCTTGTGCGAAGCCTTTTGATATTTACTCATCGTACTACGTTTGATATTACCTCGTCCGATGGACGTACCTTTTTCGCCCTTGCCTTCTTTTATAAGCTTGTTGGTTTCTTTAATCGTGTTCTTACTCATTGTAACTAACCTTCACAGCTTAAACAAACGCCCAGATCAATGCGGGGAATCTTTATGTTAACATTCTCTGCTGACCTAGCAGCATCAGATCGCAGGTAGTACAGCGACTTCAGCTTCTTGGCCCCGGCCCAGTGTACATCATTCACATATTGAAGATACTCATCGTGAACCTGCTGTGGTTCCGTGGCTTTTGGCGGGACAAAGAATAGGTTAACACTCTGACTCTGGCAGATATAATCCTGACGCTGATGTGCGTGTTCAACAATCCATATCTGGTTTATCTCGGGCGCAGTCTTGAATATCTCTTTCTGCTCTTCGCTGAAGACATCCATGTGTTGAATTGACCCTTCATGGGCTGAAATATCCCGCCAAATTTCATCGCGTTTCTTTTTATCGCCCGGGAACATTTCAAAGATTAAATCGTCTAAGTATTTATTCTTGACCTTAAAGCTGCCCGACAGGGTTTTGTGTGTGTACACGTTGGCCCGGAACGGTTCAATAGAGGGGCTTGTACCACCACATATAATTGAACTGGAGGCGTTAGGAGCCACCGCCATAAGGTGTGCGTTACGCCTGTTGCTACCGCTTACATCGGGAGCCTCCCCTCTTGTAGCAGCCAGCTGTTCTGTGGCCTCAACTGCCTTAGTCTTAATGTTATTAAATGCCCTGTGGTTGAATGCCGTGGCGTACATGCTTTCAAACGGGATGTGGTGTGCCTGAAGATAGGTATGAAATCCCATCGCTCCTAGGCCCACAGAACGCTCCCTGTAGGCAGAATAAGCTGCCTTTGTGTAGCCCTCCATGCCCGGATTAACGTAGCTTTTAAATCGTTTAAAGTTAGCTGTGTACCCACCCAAGTTACTGGTGTCCACGATAGCTGAAATGAAATGTTCCAGCACGTTATCCAGCATTGTAATCAGGTCGGGGATGAAGTTGTCGTCCTCGCTCCACTGGTCATAGTATTCTAAGTTAACACTAGACAGGCAGCAGACAGCTGTCCTTTCCTCATTGGTTGCTAGGGTTATCTCAGAGCAAAGATTACTTTGCTTTATTTGAAGCCCCAAGTCTTTCTGTTGTTTAGGCAGGGCTGCATTACAGGTATCAATGTTAACAATGTAAGGCTCCCCGGTTTCTGCCCGGGTGTTAATGATCTGAAACCACAGATCACGGGCCGATACGGTCTTAACCGCAGTGTTGCTCTTGGGGTCTATCAACCTCCATTCGCTGTCATTCTCTACGGCATCCAAGAAATCGTTAGTCAGGTTAACTGCGTTGTGCAGGTTGAGGCACTTACGGTTGATGTCCCCGCCAGTAGTCTTACGCATGGCTATAAACTCTTCTATCTCTGGATGACTAATATCCATGTAAGCAGCGTAGCTACCCCGCCGTGTAACGCCTTGGTTGAAGGCCAGCATCTGGCTGTCTACAACGTGCATGAAAGGGATGGAACCAGTAGACTTACTACCGTGAGTAGTATCCACACCATTACTCCGCACATCACCCCAATAACCGCCGATCCCTCCACCTGTGCTTGCCAGCCATATGTTCTCATCATAATGAGCAGAGAGACCGTGGCGGGAATCAGGAACAAAATTAAGAAAGCAGCTGATAGGTAGGCCACGGCTAGTTCCCCCGTTACTAAGGATAGGAGTGCTAAACATAAACCACAGATTACTAGCATAGGTATAAAGTCGCTGTGCAAGACCGAAATCAGTAATCCCCTTGTACGTTGCCCCATATACAGCAGCCCTAGCAAAAGCCTCTTGAGCATGAGTTTCTCCTTCCCAGAAATATCTATCTTTTAATGTCGCAATTGCAAAAGCATCTAGTAAAGTTTCTTTGTCGTAATCTATTTTTAATCCTAGATATTCCTGCACACCTAATTTGTCATTACTCACGGCACAATTCCTTCCTTAATAATTGTGGATATCATACGCTTTTCATACCATTCGGCCTTGCGTAAGTCTTCAATTCCATTTTTGTACCTGAACCTCCAGCGATACTTCAAGCTGTTGCCCCGGCAGTAGCCAAGAAATTCTTCGGGCGTGAGCATTGCGCGGATCGCATCAATGCATTCAATATCACCTTGGTTGTAATGGGTAGGAGAGTTAACAGTATCATGCTGCTTTTCTGCCCTTAGTTTCTTTCCTACTGCATACCACTCTTCTGGTGTTGCGTTATCAATAGACATTAGTCTGTCTCCTTATTTTCATCAAAGTACTCGTTTACAAAACTCTCGCTCTTGCGATATTCCATATCAACCCATTCATCCGGCAGGGTGTACTCGCTGTACCATTTAAATCCGTTTGCTTCGGCCCACTCTGAGTGGCTCCGTTTTGTACCATCCTTTCTACGTTTAGCCTGAGGCATCGGAGCAGAAGGGTTGGCAAATAAAAATACTAATTCATAACCGCGAGGCAGTGCTTTCTTTACCCAAATATATTTACTGTATTCGGCAAAGTCCCAGAACCTGCCCTTGGCTTCTATGAGATAGGTTACACGCCCTATTTTCTTAATGAAGTCTGGATGGTACTTGTGGTTTATAGTGTAATCCAGAATTTTACTGTGATGTTTCCAGCCTTTCAGAAGCCCAGTATGTAATTCAGATTCCCAAATTGAATCGTAGTTAGCCGGGACGTTCTTTCGTACTGGACGCTCCCGCCTTTTCTTCCGAAGTCCGTTTCTAATCTTGGCCTTCAATGTATTACAACCTCTTCCCTGTTAATTAATTCTATTTCTATTAGGTCATACAAATGCATTAATGTGTCATCACTAAGATACACATTCTTATTATGCTTATGTATCTCTAACCCAATAATCATGAGCAGTTCATTAAGCTGATCGTTTTCTTCGTTCATTCTTTTTGATCTGCTTTATGGCCCACCTAAAAGAATACGGAGCCACTGTATACTTTCCTTGAAGAAGGAAATGCGTCTGTGTTGACAGCTTACTTAAGATAGTATCAATAGTGACACTAGCCTGATCTTCTTTCCCAAGCTGCCCACGCAGCCAGTCTACAAGTTCTAGCTTGGCTAGTTTCCTTATCCGTTTTGCTTGTCTGCCGTTCATAAAACTTCCTCAACATTCGGGGCAACCACAACCTTGGTCAAATGCACCAAGCCCTTGGCATATTTAAATGTGCGCAGACCCTGACCGTCATTGGCATCTGCATAGCAGTCGTACTTATAGCTACAGTAGGAGCAGTTTTTAGAAATCTTTTCGTTACCTTTCGCACCATCTGCTTCAACGGGGTAGCATCTTTCAGGCGGGGAGTCTGTAGCAATCACATCTTTAACTATGTTGATCCTATTTTTGATGTTAGGCTTATCCAAGTCCTCGGGTATAAACAAACAAAGTTCACCGCTTTCTTTATTGATAACCAAGAACCCACCAGAGTTTGTACCTTCAGCAGCTTCGTATCCTGCAAGCTGACTCAGGTATCCAAAGGGATCGTTCTCTGCCAGTGTGCCGTACTTAAACTTGCTGAATGCAAAGCTGGACGCAGTCTTAACGTCAACTACTTCACCATCTATCTTGCAGTCCATATGTCCTGCAATACTGTCAACGGCTATTTCTTTCTGTTGACTTGTTACCTCATGCCCTGAAATCTTAACCAGTAGTAGAACTAGTTCTTCAAGCAGATGCCCGTACAGAAACTTAATCATCAGGCTTGGTGACAGATCACCATCCTTACCTTCGGCCCGGGAGTCGTACCAAAGTCTTCTCAAAGGCTTACCAATATTAGACATCCTAAGATTGAAATTAGAATCCCTTGGGGTAGGTCTAGCCCATCCTATAAAGGCTTGTTTCATTGCCTCACCAAATTCCTCAATGAGGTCATCAGATACATCAATAGCCTCACCATTTGTTAGCGGTTCTAACGATGTGTATATATCTTCTACTAACGTATCAATCGTTTTTGACATTATCAATTACCTCATTGAGGATGTTTAGTGCATCGGAAACATCCAGTTTAAACCATTCATACTTGGAACGGTACTTGTTTTTTAATTCTTTATGTAAAAGCTTTTCTATGTGGGGAGCATCTTCAACGGCTATTGCATACTCAACTTTGTAGTCCCTATATGGGGAGCCTGTTTGAAAGACATTCAATCTATCTGGGACTGACATAGCCCTGCCAACCTTTAGCCACCCGTCCCAAGCGGGATTGGATATCAGATAGATGTTGCCTTCTTGTATGTGTCTGCTTTTGTAATACTCTTTGAATACTACATCATTGTAGTTTTTGAATCTGCCGGGGGCATGAGTAGCATCACTAACAGGTACATACTTACCGCCTACATACATACGTTTCTTGTTCTTTTTTAAATGCGCTTCTAGTGTGCTTCTCCCGGACGCATTACCAGTGTAATACCAGATACCATCCTTGTACTGTAGATTAATATAATGACGATACATTTCAGGTAGAGTGTTTTTGATTGTATCGCCGCACTCAGCACAGACAAGTTCTTCCCAATGAAGATGTTGTATCTTCAAGTCTTCGTTACAGTTTTCGCACTCAACTAGATAAGGCATGATTATCCCCTAGTGTGTTTCACTCCAATCATCTCCTACATTGTATTCCCCATCAAGCTGACAGTTTAGTTCAAGCGCAACACCCGCTTCTACAATAGCATCAATACCAAGTTCACCAACCAGTTCAGCATCCTGCGCCAAAGCCTCAACCTGCCATTCATCGTGTATGTTGGCTACAATCTTGGCATTAAGATTGTTTGACTTTAGCTTGTCATCAAATAGAACCAAAGCTTTCTTCATCACGATTGCACCTGCACCTTGAAGCAATGAGTTCAAAGCAGCATGTGATGACCTGATAAATATCTTACGCCCATCTAATCCCCGGACGTAGCCTTTTGCTGACGC